ATCTAACAGCCAGTAAATTTCATAGTGAACTCCCTCAGTAGGCTCACTAAATCTACCAGACATACCAAATTTATTAGGTTTAAATGGATAAGTCTCGATATATTTTTGTCTACCGCTTTCTAAGTACTCAACATAATCTTCATCAAAAACAGCGTGTACAATAGCAAAACAATTATATTTAGCAAGAAATACTTTATCTCCTGCTTTAAATTTAGTTTCTAAGTCTTGTACAATATGGTCTACTTTTGCTTCTGAGTTCTTACCTCTACCACGTATAGGAGTATTAGTCTCCATCAGTATATTTTTAATACGTTGTGGAGATATAAAGTACTGCTCTGCTAGAGTAGATTGGGCTTCTCCAGCTAAATACTGTTTAGCAATAGCTTCTTTTTCTTTTTGAGTGAATATCTTAGTTTTTGCGGCTTTTTTAAGTTCAGCTTCTCGTTCAATACCTTTATGAAAATCTTCAATAATGGTATCTAGTTTTTTTGTATTATAAGGCATACTAAGAAATTCACACACAAATTTCTTAGTTTTGCCTGTTTTTAGATACCAAATAGCATTACGTATTTTAGATTCAGGAATTTCTTGTTTAGGTGCTTTAGCCATGATTTATCCATAAATTATATTTAAATATACCAATAAAATGACGACCATGCAACTTAAATTTTAATGAGTTATGAGATTATCGTCTGCATAATACATATCGGCTATTATATTTCGAATTAAGCCTGTCGATGTATATATGGGGGTAAACTTTTCATTAAAGAATCTGTTGCTTCTATATATTTTTTCTACATAAAAACTACTAGCATAAGTAGCTAATAAATCATCAAACTCCGCACTATCTTCTACTATTTTAGGATAAAAAGACTTAATCATACCTGTAAAATAAGCTGCTTTTCTTTCTATAGGTAAGCTAAGTATTGCATCTAATGATTCTTCAGATAGATTCTCTAAAATAAAACTTTTATTCATATCGCCCTTCCAATAAAAAAGGGACGGTGTTGCCACCATCCCTAGTATTTGCTTATAGCAGATACTGATTACTCAGCAGCAGCTTTTGGAGTATAATCAGAGCAGCTTAGACCGCGACGAGTAAGAACAGTCTTAACTCCGCGAACAGTTTTATCAAACGCACTTGCGATTTCTTCGACTGACTTGTCTAGCATATCTTCAATACCTTCGTATGGATCGGACTTAGTAGCTTTCTTATCACGCTGAACAGCTTTTAGACCCATTGATAGTAGCTTACCACGAATGGAGTTAACCTCACGACCAATAGCGGCAGCGATGTCTTCTAGGAACTTACCTTCTCCAACTAGCTTAGCAATAGTAGCTTCGTCTGCTTCTGAGTAAGTACGTGGAGTAACTTTCTTTTCAGCTGGCTTAATGTCTCCAGTTTTTTCCATGGAAAGAGCTTTACCATTAATTTGACGAGCGGTAACTTCGTGACCCCAAACTTCAGAGAAGTGAGTAGCGATTTCTTCGGCAGTATGTTCGCCAGAGTTGTCAGATAGAAACTCTGCTAGAGCCTGAGTCTCATCTGCGGAGAAGATTGGAGCAGCGCCGGGCTTCTTAGGTACGTCAAAACCTAGTTTGCGTAGTTTAGCAGTTACGGAACGACGGGGAAAGTCGAACTCTGTCATTAGAGCTTCGATAGATTCCTCGGTGATAGCGTTCTTAGCTACTTCCTGTAGACGAGCTACCATTTCTTCTGTATATTCAAATTTTGCCATTTGTTAATGATCCTTTCGATCAGTTGTTAGATTGTTTGTTTGTTAAAGTTTACAAGAGTTTTCTCTTGTCTGTGTTTATACAATACATAAAGTTTTAATCATGAGCAAGCTCAAATTGACGTATTCTGCTTAGTTGCTGCCTTTAAAATCTTTTAAAAATTACCGGCTAATACGTCTTTTTTACTTGACCAATAGTCTACAACTGTGATATCTAATTGCTTTGCCTTTAAGTACTTAGAAGAGGAGGTATCCCCACCGGTAATTAAAGCATAACAATCCTTAGTGACCGTAGATGTTATCTGATATCCGAGTTTCTCTAGAATATCAGCTAACTCAGTACGTGTCATATCCATCTTACCAGTAATACATACTTTACGTGAAGTAGTCGAAATCAGCTCTGAAACAGAAATAATCTGTTCTAGTTGTAAGGGTAGCTGCTGTACCCACTCTTCATTCTCTTCTAACCATGTTAGAATAGAATCAATAGTAGAAGGACCGATACCTTTAATATCTACATATTGGATATCTTTAAGGTTACGGAAACTAGGAATCTTTTTTACAATAAGTTTAGCAGTAGATTTACCAACTCCAGGAATACCTAAAGCTGCTAGTACAGTTTCATAAGGTTTACTTTTTGATTTTGAAATCTCTTCTTCAATCTTAGCACCTATTGCTCCTAAGTTGTCCCACTGATCTTCCTCATAAAGCTCTGAGGGATGAGTAATACTCATTTTTTCAATACTAGCAGGACCTAAACCTTTAATTTCCATAGTCTTTACAAAGTGTTCCATTACTTTTGATGTATTAACTATAGCCTTATCAGATACCAAGAGTCTAGGACCATCTCGTAGAACCTTGGTACCTACCCCAGCTTCGGCATGTTTTTCTGTAATCTTAATGCCGTGTACTGAGTGTTCAATAACGCGAAGAAACTTTGGAATAACTCCACCAGCTCTTTCTATCTCGATTGTGTCACCTAAACCTAGATTATACTCTTCAATTATACCAATATTATGTAGAGTAACACGAGAAATAGTAGCATCCTCAATAACTACGGGAGTTACTATACCTGTAGGGTTAACCGTACCCGTACGCCCAATTACCCAAATTACGTCTTGTAGTGTTGTTCGTACAGTATTTAGCTCTCTAGGTTTTAGTGCAACTGCAAATCTAGGATATTTTGAAGTATAACCCATCTGCATAGCTTTTTTATAGTCGTTAACACGAAACACAACACCGTCACTAGGATAGCTATTAGCGTTTTTATCAAGAACTGTAGCAAAACCCATATTCTGTGCGATAGCCATACGAGTAGTATAATTCATAGCTACTCCTAGCATATCATGAGCAATAAACTTAATATTACGCTGTTTGAACTCTGTCAATGATTTTAGTCCTAGAGCACCACTAACATAGTTACGAAAATTTTCTACAGTATTATCTGTTACACATTCACCATTAATAACTACTTGGTCATAATTAGTCTGAATACGTTGTGGTATATTCGTAATACCTGTAGCTAGGTGAATAATATTATCACCCATTTCACCGTTACCGCGAGTAAGAGCAATAGATAGTTTACCGCGCTTATACACAAGAGTTAGGTTAGCTCCATCAATTTTAGGAGTCTCTACGTCATAGAAATCGTCTACTTCAGCAGCTTCATATACTTTACGTAGTGAATATAACTTTACAGGATGAGTAACCTTACCAGCTGCGCCACCTACTTTTGCAGTAGGTGAATCATATGCTACCCACCCCTGTACTCTTTCTACAGCTTCTAGATCATCATACAGTTTATCAAACTCTGTATCAGATATTTCTGGCATAGATAGATTATAGTACAGATTGCAGTGTTTGATTACTAGAGCTTTAAGTTCTTCGTAGGTCATTTAGTATATCCTATATGTATAACTCATAATATCAATCATATAAGCAATAAACAAGCGTTCTTTTATTTTACTTAGTTGGTTTGTTACGTTTTGTTTTCAGTTTAATTAGTCGTTTTGCGTAGTATATAATTTTATTTAAATCATATATATCGTCAATACCTTCTTTTTCTCCTAGTCTATAGGCAGCTTTGAAAATATTACCTCTAGCAAAACTCATATCTTTAAACTCGATAATATCATTTAAGGTGCTAGCGCCTACAGGAAAGTCATAGTATTCTGTAGCTTTGCCATCTGAGGTAATTTTATTTACTTGTTTACTCAATTTAATCACGCTTTCATAATAAGATTCTTGTATATCAAGATCTAAGGTCATCTAGTTTCTCTTTTAAGGCTTGCACTAGCTTAGTTAAGTTTTCTTTTTTATTAAGGTTTGTGCCATCTATATCTATAGTTAACATACTTTCTAGTTCTCTAAGCATAGCTTTAACAGTTTGTGGTTTGGCTTCTTCTTCAAGCTGTGGTTTTTCGTATACTTTTAGCTGTACAAGCTTACTGATAACACTCCTATAGCCTTTTTGAAAGTGCTCTGCAAGTTCATGCACATCTTTAATATCTTGTTCCGTATATAAAGAAACTAGCTCTTGCTCTTGCTCACTACTCCATGTTTTTATACTCATTATTACTCCAATTCTAATTCTAGTTGCGTACTCCAAATATACTTTTGAGCTACGGCTTCAGCAGCTGATTCTAACAAAGGTATTAACGATGTAACTTCATCAGCTTGAAAAGAAAATCCTGTCTTAGTGGGATACCATTGACCCGTATCCCCATCCATTGCATATTCTCTGATATGTAAATAAGTAATATCTCTAAACTCATTTAAAGTTACTTTGACAGCATTTCCATTATGTTTATGAAAAGCGGTTCCAAAGTCTATATTCATTATTTTAGTCTATTAGCTGTTCGTTTAGCTATGTTAGTAAATATTTCTAGGTACTGATTCGCTACAGCTTCCCAAGTATTAGGTATTTCGTTAATTCTAACTTTATCTAAAATACTTTTTCTATCATGGCTATGATATACATATCTCATGGCTTTTGATACATAATTAGGATCAGGCTCGTTAATTAGAGTATGTGTACTCATTAAAGTAGTTGCATCTCCAGGTTTAAGAGCAAATAATCTAGAATCTTCCATATTAGTTACATTAGCTTGTACTGGTATTCTAAAACCTTTATCCTTAGGTATAAAATCATCTGTAGGGCCGTTAGCAGATACAATAGGTACACAGCCACAAGCCATAGCTTCTTGTATGTGCATACCAAAACCTTCTGCTCTGTAAGGATGGATAACTACTTGACTAGCTTTATATATATCTGCCATCTCAGTATTAGATAGCTCATCATCAATATAAATAATTTCACCACAATCGGTAGTATACTGTAATTTAATTATCTCATCTAGTATATTAGATTTACCATATATTCTAGGATTATCTTTTATAATAAGTTTTGCATTATCTGATCTATCAAAGCTGTGTCTCCAAGCATGAAGTAGTATATCTAAACCTTTTCTCCATTGAGAGTTACCTACATATATAAAATTAAATTTATCTGGGTTTATGCCAAATTTATCTACGCTATTACCCGGATCTTTATTGAATATATTTTTATCATACCCGTTAGGTACTACAAATAAATTATCCGGGCGTAACCCGCCAGCACTAAATACATTTTTACAATAGTTACTTGGAACAATCAAGGCATCGGCAAATGTTTCAAATTTATACTGCCACTCAAATAAAGCTTTTGGGTATTCCCATGGTTGTATATATACTACTTTAGTTTGTTCATGTACTGGCCAAGTCCATATAGGTGGATATGAGTGCCTAATTTGTACGTCAGGTATATCCTCATTATTATTCTCTAGGCTCTTAAGAGTTTTAACATCGCTTTTATCTAAGGCATAGACCGGATCATAGGAATCAAGAGGCATTATGCGTATATTTACTCCTAGCTTAACTAGTTGTAATACAATATTTCTATTAACTATACTTAGAGAATGATTGTCGTAAAATTTTCCAATAAATTCTATAAACATTATACTCTTTTTCCTATATATTGTGTGTAATAACTTTCTAGTTGATTCTTAGGAACAGCAAATAGCTTGGGCCATTGAGCCCCACCTAACCCAGAAGTTTTAAAATTTCTTAACTCATGATAGTTATCGAGCGTAACTTGATCCCATATTTTATAAAAAGGATCATTTTCTACTAGATCAGAGTGCCCAATATTATGAATTTTTTGATGTAAGTCTTTTTTATCTCTACATAGACTCCAATGTAGCGCAAGTAGAGGAGAATGTACACGATTAGCTCCAGCAGCACTTAAATCAGTCCATCTAGCATAAGTATATGTATTATTCTTATGAGTGAGTACTCCCTGATTTTCTCCTAAGAAAGGAGTATTATCATCATTTGCAATTACTAATACCGTATTATCAATAATTTTATAAGGAGTTGCCCATGTCATACAAAAATCAGTTTTTTGGGCATATCTACTAGCAATTGTACAAAATCTATTAAAAAAATCTTTTGCATTTAGTAATTGTTCATCAGCATCAATACTCAGTATCCACTCATTAGAGCAGTGACTTTTTAGATAATTACGTTCAAAATTATCATTTTCTATGGCTATACTAGATTTATGAAAGTTACCTTCTATTATAGATATTTTACCTTCAGTATCTATCTGTTTTAGTTCTTCCCATAGTTTTGATTCGTTAAAAACAAAATCATTACCACTCCAAGTAATTCTTGATTCATCTAATCCTAAAATTATTTCATCCACATACTTGTAGTATTTTGATATACTACTAGCTAAGTAGTGTGAATCATAGCTTATAAGACTTATAGCACTTATATTCATTAAATACTTACTTTCTCTGCTTTAACTATTTTTTTCTTTATACCCATAATCAACAAACCTGATTGGTAATGAGTATGATCACTAAGCCCGCCAGACACTCGTTGTTTTTTCCATTGCACATCAAATTTATGCTCGTTATCTGCTATGACTTCATCTAGTTCTTTTGCATTTTTAACATTTGAATAATTAGAAAATAGTATCACCGCCTCAGAGCTTAGTGCAGGTAGAGTTTTTTCAAAAAATGCTTTATATGTTTCTTTATCTGCGGGTACCACGTCAAAGAAACATACATCAAACTTAGGATAACTTTTCCAATCTACTTCTTGAAAACTGCTTTCTATAATAGTAATATTATCAATATTTACAGGTACACCAGGTTCTTCATATCTTTTGATATTACTTTTTAGTTGAGATTTCATATTCTCCCAAATAGTACCTTCTGGAGCAGTACGTTTTGGCTCATTTTGGTCGTATGTATAGTTTTCTACACCTACTAACTTAGTATTTAGATTACCATAAGCAGCACTTATGATAGTAGATCCCTTAAATACTCCTAGTTCTAAGTAGTTAGTACCTTCTTTAGAACATATATTATTTAGTAAAGCCTTTAGTCTTGGAGAACTGATTCCGTATAGTTCTCTCTCACGTTCACTAAGTTTTGATTGGCCTACATCAGACAGTTCTAAAACTGCCGTAACAAATTCTTGTGTTATTTTAACCATTTTAATATCCTTTTTACCTATAGTTATATTAACTATTTATAATTTCTTTGTCCAGAGTTTTATAGAATTTTGAGTTTGCCCATTTGGTCTGCAACGTAGAAAGATTTCTCATCTCAGCAGCAGCTTTGTTAGCATCTCGTGCTTTTATTTGTTTATTATCTCTAGATTCGTGGTGAAATAAGTTAACGGGGATCTGATATATTAACTGACCTGCTTGTCTGGCGGTAAGACAAAAATCTACATCCCTGTTATAAGTCCACTCATATTCTGCAGAAAAACTTCCAACTGCCTTAATAAAACTTCGTCTAATATAACAGCCACCAAAGGTAGTCCATGCAACTTCTCGTACTTTATTATATTGACCTCTATCTACTTCTAATTCTGCTTTAAAAGTAGATCCAGTTTCTATAACTATACCACTTCCATAGTGATCAGGTCTATTGTCTATAAATTTTCCACCAGCTGATTGAATAAAAAAATTACCGTTATCATCTTGAGCAGGGTATAATAGTAAACAACCAAACATTCCTGTTTCTGGATATCTATCAACATACTCTAGCACTTCTTCAAACCAGCCCTCATGATGCGGAGTCATATCTGCATGTAAAATAAAAATATCTTCATCAGGAAATTTATTCCACATTTTTTGAAACATTAGATCTGATCCTATTCCGCCCACATCTAATTCATAATAAACATCATAATCCCAAAATAACTGTTTATGTACAGCTATTTCATGCTCATTTATATATGGAGTAATTATTTTGACCATTAAATTAACTTCTGAGTCCAAGTTTTGGGAGTTTTATCTGTAATTAGTTCTAAAGGTAAGTGATATTCAAAATCCCTAACTCTAGGTTTAATCCATTCTACCATTTGATGAATTGTTTGTTC